CCATCGGTCGGAGCCGCCAACAGGAAAACCACGCATAGTGTCAATCAAAACCCAAGACCCCGTTGTATCGGTTTGTTTAATTAACAACCATTGTGGCTCGTATCCAAGAGTAACATTATTTCCAGCGGCTCCAGTTCCTGTGAACGACCCACACGAAATAACATTGTCTGTACCAGTTAGGCCAAAGCCTCCTGCGTCATGGGCGAATAGGTAGGCTACGTAGGTTTGGCCGTTAGCATTTACTTTATCAGCATTGCCAACAGTAAAAACTGTTGATGTTGGCTCAGTGTTGTTCCAACGATCCGATGATGTACCAAAAGCGTCTGTTTGGTCTAGCAAACCAAATTTAGTAGCCCCCTGACTTCTATGGTAAACAGTCCAGTTTTCTGCTATTGAAGTGCCTTTTACAATCATGCATCCCGGCGCTGAACCAAGAGCATGGCTAATTTGACGATTACTAGAACCATTCCCCGTATAAGTCACAATGTCAAAGAACTTAGGTTGCTCTCGGAATGTCCATGAAACCATTGATGCACTACCTTGGTTTTCACCTTCCCAGTTTTTACCTAAAGTAAACCCGTTTGAATTAAAAGACTGTAATCCGTAATCTGAAAACGCTGGATATGTAACAGGGATGTTTAAATTTGCCGCAGTTTGGTTTGGTATTAAAAGATTTTTAACGCCACGGGCTGTGTCCCAAGCCGAATGACTACCCGCGCTACCGCGTTCTTTACACCAAACTAATCCACCCTTGGTAGATAAATCTATGCCATTTACAATAGTATTAGTAGAAGGTGAATTGCCTGCATAGAGGTATGTGCTAAACACATCTTCAATATAAAAAACAGGCTGGTTGGGCCACAGACCGGCAGCTTGCGCTTGCATCTGTTGTTCTAATGTCCATGCGCCAGACGCAACTCCATCATTACCACCCGTAGTTGTTGGTGGCGTTGCAGAGATAACCCCGCCTTTGTAGCGATTGGACATATTATTGCACCTGATCCTTTTTGCGGCTAACCCCAAACCCAGCGGCCTTCATTTTGGCTTTGTATGCGGGGTCTTGCCACATTAACTTTTTAACAGTTTGAAACGTTTTGCGTTGCTCGTCAGTTCTTTTCTGGCCTAAATGGGCAACACGCATCTTTTCTTTGGTTTCAGCAGATGCTTTCTTACCAACTTTTGTTTGCCGCATTTTCTCCAGAGTCTCTGGGGAATGCTTACGACCAAACATACCATTCATGTCGCCAAAGATTCCAATAGCGCCAACACCCCCAGTGCAAATGTTGTAACCGTTTGGCTTTAGCGTGTTGTACGCTTCAATGGCTTTACGCTCCATATCGTAGCAATACTCTTGCGTTGATGTCAGCAAAACTTGCAAATGAAACTTGTCACGCCCGTACTTCTTGATGGCGTTTTTAATAATTGACTTTGTTGGCGTTGTAAAACAAGCATGAGCAATCATCCGGTGATGCGGATTTTTGGTTACACCAATGTAAACCATATCGTTTATGGTATTGGTGATCTTGTACAAGTGCGCCACGTTAGCCATAAAACTACGAAATTACCTCATATGAGATGCTGTATGTAATACCACTGGCTGTGCCGGATGTAACAGCAATAGAAGTGCCTTCCATCAAGTATATAGCCGTGGTCTTATCAGTCACGATCAACGAAGCATCAGCAGGGACAGACACTGTAGACACGATTGGATAAGCCGTACCGCCCGAAGGAGCAGAGCCTTGAGCCACAGCACCGTTAGTGTAAATAGACACTGTGGTATCCACAGCCGCAGAGCCGTTCACGTTAGCCGCAACGATCTGATTGATCTTAAACACCTGACCGCTGGATGCGGCATTAGGAACCAAGACCACTGCGGTTGTTGCGCTGGGTGTTAGGTATGTGGTTGTGCCTGACGCTGTGGTCGCGGCGAAAAGATTTGGATTTGCCATGTTTAACTCCTTAGAATCCGAAGACCATTGCGATTGCTGTAACTTTAGCCTGCGATACGCCTGCTGCCGCGAAAGAAAGATTACCAGAACCATCTGTAACAATGGCTTGGCCGTTTGTACCATCTGCACCGGGTAGTGTAAACGTTACGTTTGTCGAAACAGTGCCGGGAGCTTGAAGCGCTACATACTGACCGCCTGTTGTATCTTCAAAGCGAACATCGCCTTGAGCCGTGACGTTGACCTGTGTAGCTACAACTGTACTTGGTGTTGTTGCACCAACCGAACCATTCAAGGGGCCAGATAAACCAGCCGCAGTTAGCGTAGTGCCATCAAATGTCAGATTGGCAGAACCTGCCAAGTTACCTGAACTGTTGAACTGAACTTGTGTGTTTGAGCCGCCAGCCGATGCGCCTACGCGCACGTAGTCTGTACCGTTGAACGCCACCAAAGCTTTGTCGGCTACGGCAACCGTGACACCTGACTGACCCGCTGCTTTGATTGTGACTGAGCCACCTGTGGCATCGTTAATCACCACGTACGTTTTACTGTAGCTTGGGCCTGTAATTATTTTGGTTGTAGTCAGCGTACCTGATACGCGAACAATAGCGTGTTGAGCCGTTACCGTACCTGCGCCTGCCAATGTGGATGTGATGTTGGAAGCAGACGCATCACCCGTGGTATTAGCCAGAGTTACCGCGCCGTCACCCGTCAGTGTCAACGTGGCTGCAATAGCAAGATTAGTATATTCAGTAATACCGTTATTAACAGTATTGCCCCACGTGCCGGAAAGATCACCTTGCGTTGGGGTGACTAATCCTAGTTGACCTGTTGTAGCTGCCATTTAAGTGCTCCTAGTTCGTTGCAACAGCAGTCCAACCTGCCGTTTGCGTGTTACCGATATTCTGCCAGTTTGCGTTCTGCGTGTCATCAATTATTTCCCAGAAAGGTCGTCCGTTTACTGTATCTGTTCCCGTTGCCAACTCTGAAATGGAAGCAATGAACGCTGCTGCCGCTGCCAAAGTGTCCGCGCTTACCGCTGTTTCTGTTACCGCTGAACCAAAACTTGCCGTTGCTGTGACTGTATCTGATCCCGTTGCGCTCTCTGTAACCACGGCAGGCAAAGTAAGTGCCGCAGTAATTGCATCTGAACCCGTTGCTGACTCCTGTACATCCCCAAAGAACGTATAGCTAGATCCCGTTTCGTCCGTGATTGTTGCACTCTCATCCACAACCGCCGCATACACCGGCACACTAGATACAGCGTCTGACCCCGTAGCCGTCTCAGTAACCGTGGCAGGATAAGATGGTGCTGCTTCTATTGCATCGCTACCTGTAGCCGCCTCGGTAACCTGTGAAAGAACCACATGACCTGTAAGAATAGAGTCCGAACCTGTGGCTGTCTCGGTTACGCTTGCGCTAATTGCCAGTGCAGAAGTTACCGCATCTGTAGCAACAGCTAGTTCACCAATTCCGCCCCAAGAGTTATAACCCCACGCACTTTCGCCCCAACCCGTGCCAGCTACTGCCGCATCGTATATCTTGCCTGCTGTGATCTCATCTGTACCTGTAGAAGTTTCGTCAATTACCGTTCCTACAGAAATAGCCGAAGAAACAACATCTGACCCAGTACCCGCTTCTACAATCTCTGCGTCGTATACGGGCGCTCCAATTACTGCATCCGTACCTGTCGCAGTTTCTACTACGTCTGAGCCGTATATCTTGCCTGCTTCAATCGAGTCCGAAGCTGTGGCTGTCTCAGTAACAGTAGAAGGTACGTTTAACGCGGAAACAACCGCGTCTGCTCCGGTGGAAGTTTCGGCTATGGTGCTGTCGTAGGCGATAAAACCGCCCCAACCATTTAAGCCCCATGAGCCGTCACCCCACGCGGCCATTTTATGCCGCCAAGCTGAATGTGTATGTCACAGATAAAGTATCACCACTAACCACAGAACGGTCACCGGGTGAGCCAAAGTCGGCAGCAGAGAACAACGTGCCTGTTGTGCCACTCTTAGCGCTGCCGCTAGTCAAAAACGCACCGCCAACTGTTGTAGTGCCGTTAATGTTAAAAGCCGCTGGGGAAGCCGCGTTAGTCACTACAGAAGGGTTAGCAGTTGTTGCCGTTACAAACGTAGCAGCCACGCGGGTTGCATTGCTGTAAGCCACAACCTCAGTCCAACCAGCGTGGGAGGCCATAGTGTCGCCAGCCGCAGGTGTATTAGAAGCCCCAGCGCCATACAAACCCAAGTACCAAGTGGTGATCTGGGTTACTGAAGTCAGCGCACTGCCAGCCATATACTGAAGACCAGCGTTAACCACCAAGTTCTTGGACTCGGCAGTCCACTTCAAATTACCGTCTTTGTCATGGCATTTGATTTCAAATACGCCGGTCGCCTTTGCGTCCTCACCGGCTTTGGTGTTACAGGTCAGGCCACTAGAGACTACGTCGGTGGCTTTGGTTTTTTCAATAGTCATGATGACTCCTAGTTAGAAGAACGAATAAGAGCCGCCGTAGCGGTGTTTGCGGGCATGGTGATTGTAAATGTACCGACAGAAGTCTTGTCAGAACCAAAGTCCAAAACAGCAATCGACTTGTTACCTTGGGTAACGTTATAGATCAACGCACACCGAGCCGTGATTGCGCCTGTCCATGAGATGTTTGGGAAGCCGACATAGGCTGTGTATCCAGAAGATGCTACCGTGATGGGTGTTAACTGTGCCCCACCAGCAGAGTAAGTGCCTGTATTAGCTACTTCATTGGTGGTACTGTACACAGTTGTGTCTTCGTTTAAATCCGCGCTGGCTGTATACAAAGCAATCTTGATGACATCCGTAGTCAAGTCATGTATGCCTTGGTACAACTGCGCCTTAAAGCTGGTGGTCTGGGTTTGGATAATTGACATATCAAGTTACCTTCTGACGGAACTGACCAGAACGATAAGCGTCTTGACGCTCCATGCCATCACCCAAACGCTTGGCCAACGCAAGAGCCTCCATGAACTTCTGATTGTACAACTGCATCATGTCGGTCTCACCCTTCATGTAGGTGTAAGCCTCCACCAGAGATGCGTACAAGAGCACGGGATCAAAGTTATCACCTAGCCAAGACGTACCGCCTGAGTTAGTTACAGAAGCAACAGGAACGGAAAAACCAGAACCTGTCCCACCAATATTGGCTGCGGCAGCAGACAGCGTATTTGCGACTCCATACTGCAAGCCCCCGTCTGTAATAGTTACGGCTGTTACTGCGCCGCCAGCAACAGTTATTGTGGCTAATGCGCCACTTCCAGATCCGCCAGTCAAAGGCACGTCAAAATATGTACCGGCTGTGTATGCGCTGCCGCCTGTAATAGCTCCTAATGTAGCTACAGGACTTTGCACAATTGAAGGTGGGTAGAAGAAATAGTGCAACTCCGCCCCGTATGCGGCATCTGGTGTTGGG